ATCGTCTGCTCTACCTAAGTCAATCCCAGCAAATGCTTTACCATATGGCTTGTTATCAGTTAATTGTCTATTATTAAATAACATTGCAGAACCATCAATGAACTCAGCTAAGTATTCCTGCCTAAATATCATTTCCGGCAAGGTTAACTTTGCATCGTCTATCTCGGAAGGGTTAATCATTGGATTGTCGTAACTTGTCATTGTAAAGGACTTGTACTGCTCATTAGTGCCATCCAATTGGTGCATCTTGTAAAAATGGTTTTTACCTTTTGGAGTTGAAATCAAAAGCACCTTTTTACCTTTTACGAGTACAGTTGCTCTTAATACTTCAGTCCATGCTTTCTCATCCATAAATGCAAACTCATCACATACCAGGTAATCAAATGTGAAACCTCGAATGTTATCGTAACGTTCTGCTGAAAAGAATTGAATTGTTGAACCTGTAATGTATTCTATAATTAACTCGGATTGATTAACCTTTCGGTATATCTCCATTCTTTTAGCAAATGCCTTAAAGGTTTCTTCAAATACTTTCTTTGATTGTTTGTAAACAGGACTTACCCAAGCTATTTTACATCCTTTATTGTTTAAAGCCCAAAATAACATCTGATTCAATGCCAATAAAGTTTTACCAAACTGCCTTCCTATATTGATAACATAGTATTTTTCAGTTCCGTTATTTATTGCGTTATGAATTTTCTTCTGATTCTGATGTGGGTTGTATAGTATTGCTTTCGCCAAAGTCAGCTTTAAATTTCATATTTCCTGTTATCTTCACATCCTGCTGCTCTATGTAGCCTCTTTTCTTTGCTTTACATTTTAAATAGAACATAGTAGAAAGTGGATTGCCTTTTTTTATTTGTTGGTGCAAAGCTGATTCTGCAAAGTCCAAAGCTACATTGTCAATCTCTTTTACAGCTTTCTTATAGTTTTTATCTTTCTTTAACCAATCATAATGAGTATCACGATTTATACCAACTTCCTTACAAGCTGTAGAAACAACGTTTAAATGCTTTTCTAAGGCTATAAGCATCTGTTTTTTTAATATGTCGGAATTTGATGCCATTTTCTTTATTTTTTACTTATAAAGTACCAATAAATCTATCTAAATACCATTTAGCTTTTTCGAGGTCCTCTTTTAACTTTGTTTTGTCTTTCTTACCTGCTCTACTTATATACTTTACTACATTGCCTAAATGAAAGTTTAAATCCCATGCTTCAATTACTTTTATAGCTTCGTAGGTGTTTTCTTTACCTCCGTAGTGTTCAGGATTATTTACTGATTCCATTATTAGATTCCCATTGCTATTTTAGTCATCATTAATTTACCTCTATATTCTGATGGTTCAATTTCAGGATAATCATAAGCTTCATTTGGTAATTCAGTCGTTCTTTTTATATATGCTTCATATTCGTCATGATAAACTATATATGAAACTAAATTAATTGCATACGTTGCATTTCCGTCTGGACTTTGTGTGTAATAAGGATATTCTTTTTTATTTTCCATTTTGTTTGATTGTTTCTAATAAAAATTCAAGTAATTGTCTTCTACATTCGCTGCAACCTAAGTTAAAAGGTTTGTTCCCTAACTTAATTGCTATTTCGTTTAATTCAGTCCAGTTAAATGTTGGTGAATAGTTTTTACCCATTGACTCCCAATTTAACAAAGATTGCTTTATTTCTTCGTTCATAAATACCTATCGTTAATTCGTTCAAAGAGAGAAGCTATTAATGCAAAGGTAAAAGGAATTGTAATCAAATCAAAATAAGTAGTAAAGTTAATTATTTGATAAATTAAGAAACTCCAATAAGTTAAGCAAAGAGGACAGGTAAAAGGTTTTCTGTGTAACCATAAAGGTTTAGGAATAAACTTTGCTATTATGTATGTGGTTGCTAGTAGTTGTAACATTAGTATCCTTGACTTAATAAACAAACTGATTCTGCATGTGGTAAATGACCAGGGTTACCAAAATAAGCAAAGAAAGTTGAATGAGGGTGCAAAGGTTTTATTTTTTCTTTTGCCAATAAAATACTCATTACTGATTGATCATGTCTATGTCCTTTTACTCTATTGTCTTGACTTACTTGGTTTGATTCGTTGTTCCAGTCTCCTTCATAGCATCCTTTTATGTTTGTTGCGTTAAAATAATCGTTAAATAGTTTATTTGCCTTTTCGTTTTTAAAGTTGAATCCCATTAAACAAGCCATAATCATAGGGTGATTAAAGGATTCTTCTCTGCTCATTCCTAAATTGTTTAAGCATTCATCTGATGTATAGTCTCCTATTGTGTAACCTATATTGTCAAAGAAAACAAATCCATTTATATTTATGTAGTCTATAAATTTATCTAAACTTTTAATTGAGTAAACACAGCTATCTGCCCAAATTACAATATCGTAATTCTTTTTAAGTTCATTTATTGCATAAGGCTTAAATGAGTAAGGTACTTCGCTATGCGATGGATGTTGTAAAGTTTCTTTTGTAAATAAGTGAAAATCAATACCTTTTATTGAATCTTTTAACCTTTCTGCATAATTAAAATAACGATCAGCATCGGCATAAGAATACTTATAACATTTACTTGCATATGTACAAAAAGCAATTTTCATTAATATAGTTTATTATAAGTTAAATATCTATATTCATAAATTGGTTTTTCAATTATGTATTCTGTTTTTACAAGTCCTTTTTCTTTTAACCTCATACAAAAATCGTAATCCTCTGCATTACTTTTATCAGGAAACATTATTTGTAATGCTATGCTTCTTTTCATTGGAGTAATATGATTAGGAGGTCTTAAATAAACTTCTTTACCGTTTAGAGTTGATGCGCAGTAATCTAAATCTTTACTTATAAACCATTGGGTTTTATTTTGACCGTTTTCAGTATATGTACCATTAATAGCAAATGAATCAGGGTTTGTTTTAATACCTTCTAGTATATCTTCAATTGCTGTATCTGAGATCCAATCATCATCATCAATAAACCAAACATATTCTCCAACTGATTTCATTAATAAATCATTTCTTTTTTGTCCAGTTGTTTTTATTCCTACATCAGTATTATCTGTTATTAATTCAACTTCATTAGTTTTCTGTTTATCAATGTGTTGTATTAGTTCATTATAAAAATTTAGTCTACTTGGTACTGTTGGAATAAGGATTGATAGTTTTATTTTTTTTCTATTTTGCTGATACTGATATAAAGAATCTGTTGTATTATAATTATAAATATAAATAGGAGATTCTATTATAGTTTCATTAATTAATAAAGGTTTTATCTTTTTACTAAAATTATAATCTTCCCCCCACGGAACTTCATCAAAATTTATTTGTCTTACTAATTCCGTTTTAATTGGTGTAATATGATTCGGAGTTCTGTAATAGATATTATTTTCTTCAAACCAATCTTCATATTTACATGATATAAACCATTGTTTTTGCTCTCCATTATTTATTATAATTGTACCATTTATTCCTATGCAATCAACATTAAGATTAATTTTAATAGCATCAACTATTTGTTTTAAATAATCTGTACTTATATTATCATCATCATCAATAGCGCATGTAAATAATCCTTTTGCTTTATCCAAAAGCATTTTTCTTTTTGTTCCTAAATACCTATCGTTATCATTATCAATTAATATTTCTACTTCATTAAATAAATTATATTGTTTTATCTGTCTTAACAATTCAGCATAAAGTTTATCAAATAATTTTTCTCTTAATGAGATAGTTGCTATTGTTATTGATAATATCATAATTCTTTATTTCTTAAAAGTACATCTCCTTGGTAATCATATTCAATTTCAAAGTTTGGTAATGCCTTTAAAATACCTTTTAATCCTGCATCACCTTGATATAAATTTCCAAATGAGTATTCGGTATAAAAATATCTTACATTCTTAAATGTTTCTTTTCCACCTTTAATTAGTTTAACTTCTGCGCCTTGAATGTCTGCCCAAATAAAATCAATTATTTTATTTTGTAGGTTATTTTCTTTTATGAATGTATCGAATTTAATAGATTCAATTTCCTTTTCTTCAAAAGTCATTTCTTGCCAATACTTTAAAACATCTTTTGGTTTATTTATTGAAGATGAACCATAGTAATGGTGAACAATATTATTTTCATCTATTTTTTGTCCGCCACTTTCATAAAATTTAACTAAGCCATCTTTGTCTCCAATAGCTTTATTAATGCAATAAAAATTAGTTCTTTTATTATTTTCATTTACTTGATTGCATAATGAAATTACTGGTTCAAATCCATAATAATTATATTTAATATTTTGTTCTTCAATTAAATTTAAAATTAAATTAGAATGATAACCATCACATACTCCAAATTCAAAAAATAAAACTTCCTCTTTATCTTTTATAATATTTTTAATGTAATCAAATATTTCCATTATACTGCTGCT